ATACTTACATTTCCGAATATTACTTCGATTCCAAATACTTAAGTAATTATTATTCAGGAAACTTTATAGGGACATTTGGAGCTGAGATTTCTTCTGGAATTTTATCTTTAAAATATACTAACAATTCATCGAATAATGTTAATATTAGGTCGAAAGTTGTTGGATTTGGTACAACATCTATCGGTGAAGGCGTATATAGATTTATATTACCAGGCCAATTGTCGGGAAATGAGAGAAGTGCCGTATATGAGTCAAACTATTCATCGACAGTTTCTGCAGCATCAACTGTAATATCATTAAATAAATTTAATTTTAATGCGATTAAATCATTAGTAGAAGTTAGTATTGGGACGACAAGTGCTCTTCACCAAATTATGTTGGTACAAGATGAAACTAACATTTATGTCCAGCAATCGGCTTTTCTTTCTGTAGAAAATAATCTAGGAATTGGAACTTTCGGCGGTGAATATGAAGGAAATAACTTTACTTTAAAATTCTATCCAGATGCATCAATAACCACTCAAGTAAATATTTTATCATTTAATCAATGTTTATATACAAGTCTTGATCAATTAAATGTTGCTCCAGATCTTAATTATGGTACAGTAACAGAGTCAATTAATCTTAAATTCTATAATGCAATTAATGGAAATAGAATCAATAGAACTGAATTTAATTTAACTTCCGATGGAACTCCAATTTTTTCAAAGACATTTAATCCATCAGATTCATCCATATTAAACCCAGTAACTGGAATATTTACAATACCCAATCACTTCTTTAGTCCACAGGAAAAGATAATATACACTCCAAAATCAACTTTTATTGGAGTTGGTGCGAGTGCAGTTGGAATTGGAGCAACTTTAAATTCAGTTGGAGTTGTAACTACATTGCTACCTTCTGATGTTTATGTAATTAAACTATCAAATGATTCCTTCAAATTGTCTACGAGAAAAGATTATTCTTCTTTAGGAATTGGAGTTACTTTTACCTCATATGGTCAAGGAAATGCACATCAACTTGAGATGTTTAAGAAAAATGAAAAGGTAATTATTACGATTGATAATCTAGTTCAATATCCATTACTATTCACTCCAATATCTCATAATTTATCTGGACAAATAGATTCAAATTCTTCAATATTTGCCTTAAGTGGAATATCCACCTTAGCACCTAATGATATTCTTAAAATTGATAATGAATATATGGAAATTACCAACGTTGGTTTGGGAACAACTAATGTTGGTCCAATTACAAATTCTGGTCCGATTAAATTAGTTGAGGTTACTAGGGGATTTGTTGGATCTTCCGCAACAACACATGCAGATTCTACTGAAGCTAGAGTTTATAGGGGATCTTATAATATTGTAAATAATAATATTTTCTTTACTGAACCTCCCAGAGGAAATCCACAAATAGAAAGAGATTCTAGAAATTTAACTTTTGAAACATCAGATTTTACTGGAAGAGTTTTTCTAAGAAATAACTACACAACAAATCAAATATATGATGATATTTCAGATAAATTTACTGGAATTGGAAGAACCTTCACATTGACAGTGGGTGGAGGAAATACTGTAGGATTAGGATCCACTGGAGGTAATGGAATTCTCTTTATTAATAGCGTTTTCCAAACTCCAACAACTCTTAATAATCCAAATAATAATTTTAGAATTATTGAAAATTCTATTCTAGGAATATCTAGCGTAGTATTTTCTGGCATTACATCGGCAAATACTTTAGATGTCTTCACTTCAGAATTTGATGTAAACCAAAATCAAACTCCCAGAGGTGGGATAATTATTTCATTAGGATCATCTACTGGATTGGGGTACGCACCGCTTGTAGGAGCAGCAGTGACTGCTGTTGTTGGTGCTGGCGGTAGTATTGTGTCAGTTGGTTTAGGAACAACTGATAATCTAGGTTCAGGATATAACGGTATTGTATCTATAGGAGTATCAGTATATGAAAATAGCCATACCGGTTCAGTTGCAAATATAGCGGCATCTGTAGGTGCTGGTGGGACACTATCATTCACGGTTATTTCTGGTGGAACTGGTTATACAACTCCTCAAATATTTGTTTCAGAACCTTCTTATGAAAATCTCGAAATTGTTGGAGTGTCTAGATTAGGAATTGGAACAACAACAGATACTGGAATTGGTCTTTTAGTTAATGTCGAAGTGGGAGCAAGCTCTACAACTGGTATAGGGTCAACATATTTTGAAGTAACGAAGTTTAGTATTTCAAGACAAGGGTATTCATTCCAAAGAGGAGATGTATTCAAACCTGTCGGATTAGTTACTGATGTGAGATTAGCATCTCCATTAGATGAATTCAAATTGACCGTCATCGATACATTTACAGATTCTTTTGCTGCTTGGCAGTTTGGAGAATTTGATTACATTGATTCTGTTAAAAATTATCAAGATGGAGTTAGAACAAGATTCCCACTATATTATAATGATGAATTATTAAGTTTTGAAGTTTTAGAAGGTTCTCAGGTAAATCTTGCTAATGCACTTTTAATTGTCATCAATGGAGTCATCCAAGACCCTGGTGTTGCATACCAATTTGATGGAGGAACCAGTTTTGTATTCACAACCGCACCAAAACCAGAAGATAATGTTGCAATATTCTTCTATAGAGGAACTGTAGGTGATGATAGTGAATTAATTACAGACATAAATGAAACCCTAAAGAAAGGAGATACAGTACAAGTTTTAAAGAATAACCAATTTCCAGCAACAATAACACAAAATAATAGAACAATATTTGACTTATCTTTTTCTGATAAATTTGAAACTAATTTGTATTCCGATCAAGGAGTAGATACTGAAAATTATAAACCATTAAGTTGGATTAAGCAAAAAGTTGATAGAAAAATTAATGGAGAAGATGTTTATAAGACTAGAGATTCCATAGAATCATTAGTATATCCAACTGCAAAAGTTATTAAAGATTTTTCAACAACAGATGATGAAATATTTGTAGATAATGCAGAATTTTTTGATTTTGATACTCCGGGTATTTTTGACGCTTTGATTTTTTCTGGCGTTGCTGATCCAGTGTCTGCTGGAGTAACTGCAATAGTTTCTATTGCAGGAACAATTCAATCTTTATCAATTACTGATCCAGGAAGTGGATACACTGGAGCATCAGTTGCAGTTAAGATTGCCGCACCATCAACAGTTGGTATTCTTACCTCATTACCTATGGGTGGTATTGGTATTGGGTCTATTGCAACTGCAACAATTGCAGTCTCTGCTGCAGGATCTTTAACAACTCCAATTACAATTACAAATCCTGGATTAGGTTATAGTGTTGGAACACCACCTGGAGTTATTGTTCCACTTCCAGATCCAACATATGAAAATATTACAAATATTTCTTTAATAAACGGATTCTCAGGCATTATTACTGGAATTACAACTACAACTGGCAGTGGAGGAAATCCATTAGCACTTAAATTCTATTTAAATTCTGCATCTTATGCAGGATTGCAAGTTGGATATCCAATTTACATATTTGATACCCGAGTTGGAAATGGAGTAACTTCTATTGATAGTTCAAATTCTGCAGTAGTTGGAATCGGTACGACATTCTTGGACAATATTTATTATATTCATCAATTATCTTCTAGCGGACCTCTGGGTATCATTACCTGCAATATAAATTCTAATACATCTGTAGTTGGACTTGCAACTACTGGAAGTGTATCAAATCCAGTAGGCAAATTCTCTTGGGGTAGGTTGTCTGGGTTTAGTAGATCCAATTCACCAATTTCAATAGGTGTAACTGGTAATACTGTTGATGTTGGATTATCAACTTTTGCAACAATACAAAGAAGGGGAACTGGTCTTAGAAATACCGGAGCTCTTCCAAAACTATTATAAATATCTAAAAAATATCAATATGGCAGCAATAGTAACAGACCAGTTTAGAATACTAAATGCAACCAATTTTATAAATTCTGTAACGAATAATAGCGATTCTTATTATATTTTCTTAGGATTGGACAATCCATCTCAAGTTGGATTTGGAAGGACCACGGATTGGAATACGAATATTCCAAACCCAACAGATAATTTCGAATATTCTTCTCATTACAAAGACACAACTTTGTTTGGTAAAAAAATAACAAGTAGTAACATTAGAAGACTAATAAGAAAGGTTACTTGGACTTCTAATACTTCCTATGACATGTATAGGAATGATTATAGTATTGTTAATAGGGCACCAAATTCAGATTCGAGTAGATTATATGATGCAAATTATTATGTAATTAATAGTGACTATAGAGTTTATATTTGTATAGACAATGGTTCTTCGGCTACCAATTTAAAAGGAGGTAAATCGAAAGATGAACCCACATTTACAGATTTAGAACCTTCTTCTGCTGGAACTAGTGGAGATGGATATGTATGGAAATACTTATTTACAGTTTCTCCAAGTGATATTATAAAATTTGACTCAACAGAGTATGTTGTTGTTCCCAATAACTGGGCAACATCTACAGATACTCAAATTGTAAGTGTAAGAGAGAACGGAAATTCTAGTTCTACAAATCCAAACCAAATTAAAAAAGTATATATTGCAGATGGGGGATCTGGGTATAGTTCAGGCGTAGTTAATATTGTTGGTGATGGTACTGGCGGTAGAGTATCAGTTAGTGTTGATACTAATGGATCCATAATTTCTGCTACTGTTGCTGCAGGGGGTTATGGATATACTTGGGGGATGGTTGATTTAGGAAGTCTTCAACCTGTTGGAAATCTAGAAAATCCTGCAAAATTAATACCAATTATTCCACCATCTAAAGGTCATGGATATGATATTTACAGCGAATTAGGAACAGATAAGGTATTAGTATACGCTAGATTCGATGACTCAACTAAAGATTTCCCAACAGACACTAAATTTGCTCAAGTTGGAATTATAAAAAATCCAACTACATTTTCTTCAGATACTGCTATTTTTACAGAAAATCAGTATTCATCACTTTATGCAGTAGGAGTTACTACATCAATTAGTGGAACTCCAGTTGTTGGAGAGGAAATTAAACAAACGAGAGCAGATGGAAATATTGCAAAGGGATATGTAGCTTCATATGATAGTGAAACTAGAATTTTAAAATATTTTAGGGATAGGTCTTTATATTTTGGAAATCAAACTGATCAAACTGATTATAATACGGTTAGTGCAGATTCTAATGTATATGACTTTCAATCTAATGGTGGAAATATTGTAAGTGAAAATGGAACATTTACAGCATCTGTAGACATAACACTTAATAGCAATAAAGTTACAGTTGGAAATAAGGTTATAGATTTGGGCGTAACTTTTACGGCAGGACTTGCAAATCCTGAGATAAATAAAAAGACAGGAGATATAATTTATATTGACAATAGACCCCTGGTAACAAGAGACATTAGGCAAAAAGAAGACATTAAAATTATCCTGGAATTCTAAAAAAAATGGCACAAAAAACAGATTTAAATATCAATCCCTATTATGATGATTTTGATTCTCAAAAAAACTTTTACAAAGTTTTATTCAAACCAGGATATCCAGTACAAGCAAGAGAATTAACGACTCTTCAATCAATTTTACAAGAACAAGTAAAATCTTTTGGAAGTCATATATTTAAAGAGGGATCAATGGTGATTCCTGGAAATATTGCATATGATGGAAATTTTAATGCCGTAAAACTTAATCCTACTAATTTTGGAGTTGATATTTCTCTCTATATTGATAATTTTATCGGTAAAAAAATAATAGGACAAATATCAGGAACAACTGCTATAGTGCAATATGTTTCTTACCCAGATGATATAAATGTTGAGGATTTAACAATATATGTAAAATATTTGGATTCTGATAATAATTTTCAGTTTAATCCTTTTGAAGATGGGGAATCATTAGTTGCGGAAGAAAATATAACTTACGGTAACACTACTATTAATGCGGGAACTCCATTTGCATCATTAATAGCATTGGATGCAACATCTGTAGGTTCTTCGGCATCTATTGGTGATGGAATTTATTTTATTAGAGGTTATTTTGTTAATGTATCTAAGCAAACCATAATTTTAGATAATTATACAAATACACCTTCATATAGGGTTGGTCTAAAAATTGACGAATTAATTCTCAATGCTGGAGATGATAGTTCATTGTATGACCCCTCTAAGGGATTTACAAACTATGCGGCACCTGGAGCAGATAGATTTAAGATTGATTTAACTCTAACAAAGAAATTAATATCAGACCTTAATGATACTGATTTTGTTGAACTTTTGAGAATTGAAAATGGAAAAATTAAAATAATTGAGCAAAAAAGTCAATATGATATAATTAAAGATTATATGGCAGAGAGAACTTATGATGAATCTGGTGATTATACGGTAGAACCATTTAATCTGTCCGTAAATAATTCTTTAAATGATAGATTGGGTAATAATGGTTTATTCTTTAATACTGAAACTACCGAACAAAAAAATACACCATCAGAAGACCTGATGTGTTTAAAAATATCTCCAGGAAAGGCTTAT